GAGCCCATTCCGGGGGATACGCACTGGGTCCGGGTTCGCACCTTGACCCAGCTTTATCGCCACCTCATCTACGTGTTCGCCACCAGCGACACCATCAGCTCCACCCGCTTAGCCAACCTGGCCATCCACGAGATTCTCAAGTTGAGACTCACGGATCTCACCCGGTTGAGGCAGCAAGATCCCAATTTTTTTGCATGAATTACGACGCACACGAGGACTACTACAGGCAGTCACGCGGCTACAACTGGCACGATATGCACGAGCTGCGCCGGCAGCCTCGGCGTACCAGTACGGAAGTGCCTGACGTGTTCAAGCACATGTTCTCCGACCGGGCTGCTTACGATGCCTGGGTCGATGAACGACGCAAACTTTATTTCGGCTGATGACTGAAAATTCAATGGTGCCGTTCTACCGCTCGTATCTGCTGAACGGGCGGACGGTTTACTTGGACAAGCTCTCGGAGTTGTCAGATACCGAGCTGCACATGCTCAATATCGACACCATGGCAGCGCTCCAGGAAGCACGCCATGAGTACGAAAACATCGAGAACAAGCAGTCCGAGGAGGCTGGTCCTGCCTACCGCCGGTTGAAAGTGGCTGGGTATTTCCAGGCTGCGATCAAGCTTGAACTGGAGAACGGCTAGTTCTACACACTACGAGGTTCAACAATGACTCAAGAACACCCAATTACTCCGCCAGAAGAACTAGTAGATCAATGGAACGAAGCTTGGATTGATGCCAAGGTTAAACACGAAGGACTTGTAACTTTCATTGCTACCCAAGCCGCCCGCTGGGGCGCTGATCAGGAGCTGGAGGCGTGCAAAGAGTGGGTGAGCTGGAGACATTCGCGCCATGAATCCGATGAGCTTCTTTTTGCCCGCCGCCCCAAGCCGCCGAGCTTGAGGGACAAAGCGCTAGCTGCTTTGCAGGTCTTCGGGCCGAGTGGTGATTTAACGCCTGACGAGATAGACGCTCTTCGCCACGCTCTGGAATCCCTGCCCGATTAGTCAACATCACTTCTCTTCCTCATGAAAGAACTTTCACCCGTTGCTAGAGCAGTTCTGCAGGCCGTAACACTGAAAAAGTACGACGTACCACCAGAAGGGCTGCCGGGGTTTGCCCTTGAAGTGGCCCCGCTAATTGCCTCTGCGCTTCGTGGTTTAGTCGGGGGTAACGCTTACGAGGTGACCGGGGGCGATGAAGGTTGGTACAGCTTGGTAATTGACGTTGACGACATTTACGCTGCTGCTGACGAATTGGACGCGCTGACTGCAGAGCAGCTTGAAGCCCAGTAGTCCGATCAACTCCTAAGCATCTCCTAATTTCCGCCTAATTAGGAGTTGACACAGACCCGCTCTTCCCTACTACACTGCACCCGTTCCACCGGATGAACATGTACATCCTTTCTGAAGCTCAATTCGATCAGATCAATAAGGCGCTTGATGCTGCCCGCTTTGCTCTGGACACTTGCCAGCACGTAGCGCTGGATCTGACTAACCCCAAGCAGACCATCCCACTGCCTGCTGGCGAGAAGATCGTTCGCGCCCAAGCGAAGTCTCAAACTAAGACTCGTAAGTCCAGCCACAAGGGCAAAGGAAAGCGGGGTGTGTCGGTGCTGGATGAGGCGAAGGTGCTGGAAATTAAGCGCCAGTTGGCTGCTGGTGGTAAGTCGGTGGCCAAGATCGCTAAGGAGTTTGGCGTGCACTCCACAACGGTGAATTGCATCAAATGGGGGAAAACTTGGAAGCACGTCTCGATCCAGCAAGAGACCGCTGAGGTTGCGGCGTGATGGCGGCTGAACTACAGCACGGACACGCGACTAGAACCGGCCAAACGCCGACCTATAAGTCGTGGGTTGCAATGCGCCAGCGCTGCCAAAAACCCGGAGTTACTGGGTACAAAAATTACGGTGGCGCTGGCGTTCGCGTCTGTCCAAGGTGGGACTCATTTGAGAACTTCCTTGCCGATATGGGCGAACGTCCTGCAGGAACTACCTTGGGGCGCTTTGGCGACAAGGGCAATTACGAACCGGGAAACTGCGCGTGGCAAACTTCTAAGGAGCAAGCCAAGTCTGGATCACGCAACAATCAAGCAAAACTTAGTGAAGAACAGGTCTTGTGTGCCAGAGCGTTGTATGAGCCAGGTACTCGCCACAAACGTAATGGGTGCTCGCTATCCAACATGGCTAAGGACTTAGGTGTCCGAAAGGGCACTCTTGGTAAGGCTGTGAGTGGTGTTGCTTGGGAGCATGTGTAGCTATGGCTATTCTTGCCGACATCGACATCTTCACTCTGGCTAGACGAGGGCTAGTTACGCCTTTTGACGCGGATTTAGTGAATCCTGCTTCGCTAGATGTGCGCTTAGGTAAAAACTTACTGGTTGAAATACCGAGTTCTCCGACTTTGGTCCCTTACTCCATTGCTGGGCACACGGCAGAAAAACCTTTCATGCTCCATCCGCATGAATTTATCCTCTCTGAAACGCTGGAGGAGTTCAAGCTGCCCGACTGTATTGCTGGGCAACTGGCGCTCAAATCCAGTCGGGCTAGGGAAGGTATCGAGCATTTGCTTGCTGGGTATATCGACCCTGGCTACTGCGGGAGGCTAACGCTGGAACTGCAAAATGCGCGTTCCATGCATCCGGTTGCTTTGTGGCCTGGGATGCGGATTGCGCAGATTGTGTTTCATCGGATGACGATGCTGCCCAGCAAGGACTACTCCCACACTGGGAGATACCAAGGCGACAAAGCTGTTCAGGCGTCAAAAGGATGAACGACAACGTGAGTCACCCCAGTCATTACACGGCTGGGAAGGTTGAAGTCATTGATGTGATCGAAGATTGGGTACGGCACGCACCTGACCCGATTGTTGGTGGCTTGCATTGGCAGGTCATTAAGTACATCAGTCGGGCGTGGCTGAAGAAGGATCCGTATGAGGATTTTTGTAAGGCTCGCTGGTATCTGAACCGCCTCATCAATACCTTGGCTATGGAGGCGTACCGGGAATGACAAGCGCTAAAGCTTTAGCCGTCGCCATTCTCATGGCATACGACGAAGCACCGACTGTTGAAGACGGATTGGCCGGTACTCTCCGACTTTTAGCCGACAGTCTGTGGCCAACTGAACCGGAGCCACGTTGGTGGCAACCTGTTCGCCAGCACAACAACCGCGCTCTGATTCGCACGTGCCTTTTGGCTATTGCATCTGAGCTGGAGGATGGCGAACTCGTTTAAACACTGGTGGCGAGTTGTCGCCAAGGCCCTGGGAGAAAAGGCGCACCAGCACGACCGGATTGCTGATCAGGTTGCACTGGTGCGCTTTTGTATCTTGGCGGCTTACATGATCACAAACATTTTCATTTGCGCAGGAGTTATCAGGCACTGGAATGGCTAACCATTGCACTCACACTTTCAGACGAATCACCAACACTCATCAGTGGAAACATAAGCCAAACCTGTACACCTACAGGCTGAAGTGCAAATGTTGTGGGCACAGGTGGAATGTTTACTTTGACCGTGTTGCCAAGAAAGAGGTGCAAGTGTCTCTGCGGGATATGCCCAACAACCGTCGCAGGATGACACCGAAAGAAGTAAAAATGATTTTGGAGGATTGGCGGTTTGACCACACCTTGGCTAATGCCTTAGGTATATCGCGCCAGTCAATTCATTCAATTCGGACAGGACGGACGTATAAAGATGTCTGTCCTGAGATCCCGCGCCGTCGATTGAAGCAGCGCCAGCAGCAAGGAAACGGTTGTGTCAAATGCAAGCACTGGCATAGAGACACGTGCGGTTTTGATATTCCTGAAGCTGGTGAGGCTGGATTTTTTACCGAGTGTTCTCTTTTTTCTGAGTGATGGCAGTCACTATTAACAGCAGGCCGTGCCAACAGTGTGGCAAACACACGACGAACCCGGTCATGTGTATGAGGTGTTATCGCTCCAGTCCGGCTGGGCTTGAGGAGACTCGGATGGATCGGTTGCGCCAGAGTTACAAGCCCCAGGAGGATGGGGGGCCTTGCAAGCACTGCGTTCATTGGGGAAAGCGGTGTTTGCTGGGACTTCCCGAGGGTGGGACACTCGCGGCGGCGGTGCTGTGCTCGGCACGGGAGGTTGACAGCCTGCTAGAGTAGTAGGGTACAAGTTGCCCTACCAGGCTTGGACTTTCTTCTCGGTATCGAGCACCTCCACACGCTCGATGATGAACGGCTGATCGCGTTTGACTCGGAGACAACGCAGCTCCAGCCAAAGATGGGCGGGATGCGGTTATTGCAGTTGGGTGCCCCAGGCAAACCGCCTGTGGTGCTCGACTGCTTTGATTTGGATGACAACGACTGGATCGTTGTTGAGGAATTTTTCACCGTGGAGCGCACGTGGGTGGCGCACAATGCTGTTTTTGATCTTGGCTGGCTACAGGAGCACGAGATTTATCCGGCGGGCAAAGTGCTATGCACCATGCTGGCCAGTCGGATTCTTACTAACGGGATGCCCAATGTGAAGCACGGGCTCCAGCACTTGGTAAAGCGTTACCTGCACGAGGATATTTCTAAGGAAGAGCAAAAAAGTGATTGGTCGGGTGAGTTGACCGAAAGCCAGCTGGAGTATGCGGCTAAGGATGTGTTGGTGTTGTTGGATTTGTTTGATCAGATCCAGCAGCGGATGGCGACAGCTGCGCTCCACCCAGCTTGGTACTTGGAGTGCAATGCGTTGCCGGCGATGGCGCAGTTGTGGCGTACAGGTTTGCCGTTTAACGAGAAAGACTTAAAACAGCTGATCGAGGATTTGGATATTGAGCACTACGAGGTAGGTGAAAAGTTTATTGAGGATTTTGATGCCGCTTTGCCGGACGGTCACAAACTTTGCCGTGGTATTGATGGCAAGTTGCTGTACCAGACAAAGCCTGGTCCGAAGGGTAAAAAAGTAGATCCCGATGTGTTTAACCTCAATAGTCCTGCGCAGTTGTTGAAAAAATTCACTGCGTTGTTGGGTGAGGCGCCGATTGATGCCAAGAACGGGAAGCCCAGTGCCAGTCGCATGGCGCTCCAGGAATATGTGGGCGATCACAGGATTGTTGCTGACTATCTGCGCTGGAAGAAAGTTGAAAAGAAGCGGCAGATGGCTGAAACATTGTTGAAGAATCTGGCGAAGGATGGGTTTATTCGTGCCAGTTACATGCAGATGGGGGCTGATACAGGAAGGATGAGTTGCATGAGTCCCAACTTGCAACAGATTCCGAGGGATCAGCGATTTAGGGCTTGTGTTCAGGCGCCAGAAGGGTGGAAGTTTGTGGTGGCGGACTATGGGCAGATGGAGTTGAGGTTGGCGGCGGCTGAAGCTAAGGATTCTCTTATGACTCAGGTGTTCCAGCAGGGGAAAGACCTCCATACGATTACGGCGACGCAGATTTATGGGGTCGCGGAGGATGAAGTTACAAAGGAACAGCGCCAGATCAGTAAGTCGGCAAACTTCGGATTGCTCTATGGAAGTGGCGCAAAAGGGCTCAGGAACTATGCGGCAGCGACTGGAATCCAGATGGATCTTGCTGAGGCTGCGGAAGTGCGGGAAAAGTTCCACGCTGCATATAAAGGCATCTCCGCATGGCAGCGCAAAAATGCTCGCGATGCTGATGCGGCTAAGGACAATCCATCTATCCGCATACGCATCTCGGGCTTGCGGCGGTTTCTACCGGGCGAGAACAACAAACTCACCACGCGCTGTAATACACCAATCCAAGGGGCTGGTGCAGCAGTCCTCAAACTTACTCTCGGCAAATTGTGGCCGTTACTTCACGCAGACGGGGAAGATGTTGTGCGCTTGGCCGGCGTGGTGCATGACGAGATCATCTTGCTCGTCGCTGAAGAACACGCAGACACATGGGCGCTCCAGCTCCAATCCGTGATGGAGGATGCTGAAGAAAAGTGGTTAGGTGATATTCCGCCGCTTGCCGAAGCTAAGGTCGGAGATAGCTGGGATCAGGCAAAGTGAACGAGGAGCAGGTCGAGTACCGCGTGCGGATGCATCCGCGTCACGGTGGTACTCACGATCTGTACGTCATCGCTCCAGATGCTTTCGCCGCAAGGATGAAGGCACTGGAGCTTTGCCCTGATCAGCATGTTCAGTCGATCTTGCGAGTCTCAGATTTAGTCTTATGAGTCGCAGCCGCACAGGTAGAGAACTTGTGATGGAGTGGCTGATGCGGGAGATTCGGCAGGCAAAGACTGCGGATTTGCATCGGGCTGCCGCGTTTTTGGAGTGGGCGCGGGGGATTCGGAAGGGTTGTACCAAGCAACGCTCCAGTGCAAGGGCGGCGCAGTCCAATGCTTGGCGGAAGGATGTGGATGATGACGTGCGGTGGCGGGTCTAGTGTGTCGCAGTATGCTACTGTGTAGCAGACTAGAGAAGCAGCAATGCCGCTGAAGCACGGGTCAAAAATTTATTGCCAGTTGCTGCTTGACAGCCATCGCTACAAATTGGCCGAGCAGCTTGCAGCCAGTGAAGGCAAGCGGGTAACTGGAATGTTGAGGGATATGGTTTACGCCGCTTTGGAGAAGGCTGTTCCAACGTCGGATTACAAGGCTGCGGAAGCTGCTGATAAGGCGGCTTGGGCGGAGTCGGTGCAACGGCGGGTGCAGGGAAGGATGCGCTCCAAGCAATCAGAAGATGTGTCAGAAACTGACGCATGAGACTCAGTGAAATGTCTTCATAGTCTGGTTCCAGCAGGCTAAACTTACTAGGCTTACACAGTAATTCATTCAAAGGTAATGACGCGCTATGTCGTCATGGTCGAGGATCGCTGGGTTACGGCGGTTTATGGCCCTGGCAAAGGTATTGGTCTCACCGCATCCAAGGAAGACGCATCCAGTTGGGTCACGTACGAGCGAGCTATCGCTGCGGCGCGAACTGTTGCTGAGTGCACTAACAGCGCTGTTGCTGTTCATAGCATCGACGAACCCGCCTATCCCAGATCATGGAAGTAGTACCGTTCCAGCAACAAACAGACCCGGAACTGCGCTTAGGTGAGGGACGCTCTCGCACCAGTGCGGAAAAAACGTCTTTGTTTGAATTGAAGATTTGGCTGCCCGGTCAGGGCGCTATGCGCGATTTGGTGCGGGCGGAATCGCTCCAGCAAGCGATCACTTTTGCTACAAACCGTTACCCCAACTGCAAGATTGAGGTGCCGGAAACTGCGGCGAAAAAGCCTAAGCTGGTGCGCTCGAACAATGGTCCGAAAGAATCGGCCCGGCGTCGTCTCAAACTCGTGGAGAGTAAAAATGAGCAATCCTGAACTCGCTGATTGGGCGCGGCAGAACTGGGGCCAAGTGATCGTTGATCACGCCCGGATGGATCTGCTCGAAAAGCTGTACGAATGGGATGGGCGCTCCAATCCAGAGCATCCAAATCACCACACGTACACCGGCCTCTACCAGAAGTACAACCAGCGCTAGGCCGAGTCGCGGTCTAGTCCGAATTGATCGGCCAGGTTATCGGCGGCTTCGCGGATAGCCCAGGCCGATTTTGTTCGTTCCAGCTGGTGGAGCGTGTTCAAGACAAGGGCGGCTTCCAGTAGACCGCGATAGTCCTGTTTGTTGAAAAGATCCACCAGCCATTTGTCGGTGGCGGCTTTGTGGAAGCTGGATTCGGCGGTATGCTCGATGGGGCGCATCGTTACCTCTGGCGAATTTTCATAAACCAGCCGGTGTCGTTGCCTTCGATGAGCCAGCGAGGCAGCCAGTTTTTGCGGGAATACGCGATGCCAGCGCCTCCCTTGTTACTGACGTAGCCGCCAGCAGTCAGATTTGCCTCGCCGAATGGATCGTTGTGGATGAAGTGCGTCGGTGTAAATCCGATTACAACGCTCCAGTGGCCGGTGCCGCTCGGGTTGCTGACCGGTCCTTTGTGTAACCAGCCGACTGGTACGGGGTGGCCGTGGGTGATTTCGGTCTCTAGATCTTCCACCGTGCCATCCATCTCAAAGGTGGCGGTTAGTCCCAGTGATTTGAGTGCTGCAATCTGGGCTTTGGGATCGGTTGTATCGCCAAAGCGGGCGCGGATCTTGTTGTATTCGTAGTCGCCGGAGATCTTGCCGTAGTACCGAGCCACCATTGCGCAGCTGGAGCTGAAGCACTGGCGATAGCCGGTCGCTCCGTCATCCGCACCAAGCTGATATTCGTAGGCAACCTTGAGGATTTTTTCTTTTGGTGTAACCAGCGGTTGTGTTCCAGCGTGCTGATTCATCAGCTCAATTAGCTTGCCTGGATAATTCGGATCCGTTGCATATCCTTCTTTATGTAACCACTTGGCGGCTTCGTCGCGGGTTGCAGCGTTATTGCAGCCTTTATACGATTTGTAGTCTTTGTACCAGTGATCGACTAGGTACATCACGCAGGACAGTAAGTCGGGAAAGTCGATAAAACTGTCGGTGATTGTGACCCATTGGCCGTTAATAAATTCTTGGGTTTTCTTGTCGCTGCCTTCGCCCTTAAGACCAAAAAAGTTGTTTCTGCCTGAAACCAGCTTTCCGTAGTTGGATTCCAGTGCCCACTGCGCGGCTACAAGTTCTGGAAATTTTGCGCCGGCGACACGGGCTGCTTCAAGGATTCCTTCCCAGCTGTTGGGGAAGTTGCTTTGCTTGCCGGCGACGCTCCAGGTTTTGAACCAGCCTTGGTCGCGACCAAGAATATGGGGGTTGGCCTTGTTGATGGCTTGCTCCAGTTCGGTGATGGCTGCCATTTGGTGGGGCAGACCTTTGTAGAACCGAAACAAATCGTTGAGGCGGAGTTTGTTGTTTGCCATAACAAGGCCCTCGCGTGGATTAGCGGCGGCGCTTTGGGAACGCCAGTTTTAATGCCTGCAGTCCAAGCTGAATCCAGCTGTTGGACTTCAGATTGCTCATGCCGATTAGTTCGGAGCCGGCGGCTACGACAACTGCGGCAACGGCGATTTGCTGGTCAGTCATAAAAAGCTGTGGCTTTTCTTGAGTTTAGCTGTACTAGAAAAGAAGACCAGTGCGCGTAATAGTTTCTACCGCTACATTCTGTGGAGCCACTGCTGGGTATGGACCATCGCATTGAAGATGGCGAATACTTAAACAAAAAAGAAGCAAAGGCGCGATTTAGGCAATCAATCCTTAAACATTGGGAAAATAAGTGCGCATACTGTGCTGCTGATTTAGGTAGGTCGGCGACGCTGGATCATGTTCACCCCAAGATGCGGGGTGGTCATACGCACCAGCAGAATTTGGTGGCTTGCTGCTTTGCCTGCAACATCTCGAAGTCGGCGGAGGACTGGATCGAATGGTACAGGCAGCAGGATTTTTGGGAGCCGTATCGCGAAGATGCAATCGTGCAGTGGATTACTGGTGGTCTGCTTTAGGATCCCAGCCCATACCTTCGAGGTACATCATCGCGATGTAGTGGTCTTCGGCGTAGCGGCAGACGCTGTTTAGGCAGGCGCGGTAGTACAGCTCACCGCGCTCGTTTTCCAACTGATCCAACGTGTAGCCGTTTCCAAAATCGGTGGTGTGTACGACGCTCATTTGTTGTAACGGCCTACGGTCATTTCGATCTGACGCACTCTATTTTCTAGGTCTGCTAGCCGCTCTTTACTATCGTTTTTAAGCTCTTGTATATCTGCGGCAACCGTGCTAACCGACTGATCCAGCTTGGCAACTTGCATAAAAAGGCCGCCCAGACCCATGACCGCTGCGGTCAATAGAGCTGGTACGGCTTGGTTGAAAGGGTTGGGGTGTTCTGGAGCAGCGTTAAAAGCCTCGTCGTTGTGTTCCATTGCGAGGCATACTGCCGACCTTTTCTCTAATTTAGCGCCCTTGCCCGACTAGCTTTTTCTTGCCACGGCGGCGAGGACGTGAGTGTTGCCCATAACCCTGACTTGTCGTTTTGGGGCGTCCGGCTGTGTGCTCAATACGTCCCAGTGCGGTCTTGGATTTAGTTGCCATCAGAATCCTGCAGTGACGCCATTGCCAGAAAACTCCAGCCCGTCAGCAGGAGCATCAGCAACAGGAGTGTAGGGATCACCGGGCCAGACGGGGTATTCCATGCCAGTAATGTAGGCAGCTAGATCAGCGGTAGAAACCGTTGCCTCGATAGCAGTAATTTTGTCGCCGGCAGCGAAGCGCACGTCTTGGCGCCAAGTTTTTAGCAGCGGATCTGCTGCTTTGCCGTTATCGGCCTCGCGGATGATCACCCAATCGGTTGGCTGCAGCAGGGTGTTGGCTGTGGTGCGGGTTTGCTGTGTCCACTGCTCCACCAGTTGACCGTGATCTTTGGGGATTAGTTGGTTGTTTTGGTCGTAGCCCCAGTAAAAGCGCTGATCGTAGGGAGCTGGATCTGGTACTTCGGTGATGCCGATGGCGGCACGCTCCTCAGGACTGGAAAGGCGAAGCCAGTTGGCAGGGTATTGGATGCCGTTTGCCGTGAACGCCACGTCTGGGCTCAGTGGCTTGCCGTCGAGGATAAACATGGGCGTGGCGCGTTGGTACTACTTTAGGCGGGGTGCGTAGTCGTGTTCACTTGTGGGGCAGGGTTTGTGTCAGCGAGCACGGCTATAGGCAAAGGGCGCCTCTGCCCAAGCAAAACCAATGTATGTGCCGCCAGATGCGTTGAAATCTGCTGCCGTTGATCGCATCTTAAAACCGTTGGACAAAATATCCAAGTCAGTTGCAGTTGCCGCCGCGTTGGAGAGGTTTGGGTACAGTTCCTCGCCCACGACGTTATAAGTATTGCGAACGGTGTCCCAGAGATACCAGTTACCAGTTGCATTCGTGCGCTTAATTAACAACAACTTGGCACGCAGCCCGAGATACACGAAGACGCCATCTGTCGATCCGTTGCCTGTGTAACTGAACCCACTACTGTACCCGGCTACTGGGGCGAAGAAATAACCGATGTAATTGTTACTTGCAGCGTTCCAAGTATTGCCGCGCAAGTAGAACACACTGGAAGTTGGTGATGTGTTCTGAAACTCATCGGAGGTAACAGTTGCTCCGGTGCTAGCAAGCTGCAAAAAGCCGGTTGCACCGACGCTGACGTGATAGACGCGCCAGTTGTCAGCGGTTCCTCTATTCTTCAGAATCGCAAACTGTGGTGCCACCCCAAGGCCGTGACCGATAGTGCCATTGGCTCCATTCACTCCGCTCCAGCTCACTACGGAAAAACCGCTTGAAGCATTGGCTCTCACCTGACTAGTGATGGAGCCTGATCCGTTGGATGATGTTGTTGTGCCGGCGTCCCAGGCCCACCCTGCATAGGTGGCTGAGTTGGTGTTGACCTTGGCCAGTGTTCCAAGGCTGAAACCGTCGCTGTTGAAGGCTGTTAAACCCTGAGTTTGAGTTGTCTCAGCGGCTGTACTATTGCTGACCAGATCAATAGTTGCCCCACGCACTGCGTCATACAGAGCGTGATCGGTTGCACCGGATCTTCCTTTAATCCAAACAAAGTCAGGCGAGAAACCTAAGCCAGTGATGCTGCGAGCTGAACCGTTGCCAGTCCATAAGGCAACATCCATCACCGTCGAAGGCTTGGCGACTACTGGGGCGGGAAGGTTGGTGTCGCACAGCGCCTTGAAGCCGCTGGGGGCCGCGTAGGCGAAGGGGCGTTGGCCGAAGGATACAAAATACTCACCAGCACCCCACCATTGTGCACCATTCTCTCTTGCTGTAAAAATTGGCAGATAAGTACCTGCGGGGATTCCTGTAAACGCGATACCTTGACTTACGCCGTTGTAGAAGAACTCAAGAGTTCCATTAGTTGCGTCAAACGCAACACCGATTGCGTCAAGCGCAGAGGGAGCAGTCGTGTACGCTTGGCTTTTGCCGGAAGGGCTCCATTTCCGGCCCTGGTAGTCAAGCCCATAAACTGGAGTTGTAGTATTGGCGGGATCGGCGCCTGCCCAGGCAGATGTATTGTTGTTTCCCGCAATACCCGTTATATTCATGATGCCAACTCCAAGGTATCCGTTATACCCAGCAAACTCATGCTCCCAGTACCATTTCCCGGATGAGACAGCAATCGTTGCTGTAACGTTAGGGTTTGTATTTGTATCTGAATCTACCCTAGTGTTTCCATCGGATAGTGTTGTCCCGCCAGACGGTACCAAAGGATTCCATGTGGCGTAGTTGCCGCCAACCTGCCCGCCTGCGCCCGAGTCAGCGCCGCTCGAGAGCGGGTGATCGGCAGTGGAGTCTGAAAAGTGCCGCAATATTCTCGTATTTAATCTTGCGCTTGAGTATCCGGCATCTGCCTTCGCCCACTGAATATAACGACCTGTAAACACAAACGGGCGCTGGTTTTTGGCTATGCTGGTCCAATTTGTCCCGTCATTACTGACGGCTATCTCTCCATTAAATGCGGGGTCATATAGCGAGCTGTATATGGAATACGTGCTGACAACCCCGAAGTCAGCAGTTAGACAGTTTATGGGTGTAGATGGAGATGTAAAGAACTTAACGCCACTTCCCAACGAAGAAAGCGATGCAACGCTGGTGAGGCTTGCACCACTGGACGTGCTCAGTGCCAAGACATTAAAGGATGCCCCTGTAGAAACACTGAGATTGTAAGCGACCCAGTTATTCCCATTCCCACTAATGTCCGTCCCTAGTGCGGCGGCGGTGGAGTTATCGCTGAATGGAAGGCGGAATCCGTTGGTGCCGTAACTGCCGGTGTACGCCTTAGGAATCAGTTGCCCAGTAGTGGCACTGACTTCTGTGAAGCTGGATGGGGTTAGGGCTTGGCCGTCGATGAAGTAGATGTCGGCGAGGTAGCCGTTGAGGTAATAGTTGTATCCGCTTTCACCTGTTTGGCCGATGTTATTTGCAATCGCATTATTCCATACGCCATCCGTATTCTGAGGCGCATAACTGCCTGTCAGCGCTGTAACCTGAGAGCCATTGACGTAGAGCTTTGTCCTGTCGGAAGCAGTGGACTGTGTGGAGTCAAACGCTACAACGATGTGATACCAGGCAGAACAGTCTCTAAAAACCTGCGTCGTATCTAGAACATAGTTACTTCCGGTAAAAACTTGAAATCTCAGAACATCTGATGAAGCAAAGATGCACTGAACAATGCCGCTCCCAAATGCACCAAAAAGCGCTTGGTTCGATCCAAGCGCACTCCTCTTCACCCACCCCGCCCAGGTCCACGTCTTCCTGTTACCCGCTGATGCAGGCGTTCTGGACAAGTAGGCACTGTCACTACTGTTGAAGCGGAGGCTTCTCTGGATCTGGTAGCCAGTGGCGGCGGCGCTACGAAGTAGCAGGGGATTGGCGCTTCCGGGAATCATCAGCTCAGGTTGGTAATCAGGGTTGCAGTGATCTGAGTCGTGGATTGCACCGAGTACACCAGGCAATCGCGGGCACTAGCCGTTGTCGTCAATGTCGGTGCCGTACCACCGGTGAAGTCCCAGTAGCTGCCATAAGCCAAGGTGCGTGATCCAGTGCCATCCTGTGTGATCCAGATACAACCGGATTGACCTGCCACGAGGTTACTTGGGTTGGCCAATGTGCGGTTACCACCGAGTGTCACGCTGAAATTGTTGGAGTCAGCGAAATCGGGTGTAATCGTTGCCCCATCCGTCAGGGCTGTAATTTCTCCGCGTTGTCCTTTTGTCCACGTCGACGCAGTATCCAGTGCGCCGTAGCCGCTAATTGTTTGACCAGCAGCGAAGGTGATCGTGCCAGTCATCGTGCCGCCGGCTTTCGGCAGCGCAGCGTTGGCTAGGTCATACGCCGACTTCACCGCATTGGGTGTGGCGGCCGTGCTTGTGCTGGTGCTGCTGGTGGAATCGGTGAGTTGAACTGCGCCAGCGTTACTGGTAGTGGCGGCTTGAATTTTGCTGCCGGCAATCGCGGCGCTGGCGTTCACGTCACCATCAACGATCGTGCCATCGGCAATCATTGTGCTGGTGACACTGCCCGTATCGCCGGTAGTAACGACAGTGCCGGATACGTTGGGCAGGGTGATCGTGCGGTCAGCCGTGTGATCAGTGACTGCAACCGTCGTCTCAAAGG